CAAGAAATCGCCTCCGTCAACCTCCTGCTGTACTACCGGCTCGACACTAGCGCCGATGGCGGCATAATGCGCGCGCGACAGCACATGTTCACCAACCTGCAGTGCGTCATCACCCTCGACGTTGCCAGGTATTGGGCGTAGAGCCGTCTTAACCTCAGCAGGGAGCGAGTGTAGAGGGACGTATGACTCCAGACTGGTGGGTGCAATCGCGGCGATCACGTCAGCGTGCGTGCGTGGGCGTTTTCCGCCAGCATCGTACTGGAAGACGTCTACGCCATGAACCTCGTGCATGAGGAACCAGTAAGTGATCATGTTGAGCAGTGCGTTATCCACCGACGTCCACTGCTTGCCGGACGCTAAGATGTACTCGAGCAAAGTGATCCGCATACTGCCCCGCTTCATGACGATGGGCGAGAGCAAGTCACGAACACGAAACCCGTAGAACATCCAGAAGTCAGGCAGGTTGTGCAGCACCCAGTAATAAACGGGGAATATAACCGCAGAGACACGCCACCGCTCGTGGTGTGTTTCCATCGATTCCCAATCAGAACCAGAGTAAAGCACGCGCAAACCAGCACACTGCTCGAGAACGTGGGCATCGCGTTCGGAGCCAGGAACGTGCTTGACGCACGCCGGCAGCGCGAAAACCTCCTCCTCAAGCGCGTGGACATACGGTGCTACAAAGAACTTGACGCGCTCATCAACCGGGCAAATCGAGCGAGCATTCTTGAACGCCGAGCTCGTGTAAAATTCTGCCTTCGTGAACGCTTTGGCTCGATGCCACACATCAGATTGTTCCATGATGTTGTCGCGATCCGGGGACTCAACCAAGGTACCTGTGCGCGAATACAAGGCGAAGAGCTCTTCACGCCGCGCAGCGGTGTAATTGCTCGACACAAGGTAGCGCGCAACAGATAAATCAGTGTCGTACGGAAGGGTGCGAAAGAAATGACGCGCGAACCTAGCCGCAAAAGAAGCCATGCGGTAGTGCAGGCCGACGTCATTCGGGTTGTAGCCTGGTAGACTCCGAACACGGTCGACAAAGAGCCGCTTGCACAAGCCGGCAAACTGCGTCTCGCGGCATTGTCGCGCCGGGATCATGGGAACGACGCCAGGAATATGGACGCCGGCACTCTTCGCAGCAATTTCGCTGTGGGGCGGTCCGTCGTCAATAACCTGTACCTTGATGTCTTGGCGTATAAATGGCACTGGCATCTTGTATGAAAAGACATGATAACCATACAAGTATGTATCACCAGTGCCAGACGCTAGAAAAAACCTGGATCATGGCGGCCAAGCTGCATAAGATGATGATAAGCTACCTTCACCGATCCCGCAGCCGCGTTCTTTTCACTCTGCGTGAATCGATCGACAGCGACAAGATTATCTATGCTGATCCGTCCAATCTGGCGCTTGAGCAACTCCGTGCGGTCCGATACGTCAGAGCAAATACGATTTTGCTGCATGGAGACGACCCACTCATCCACAGCATAAACATCGTAGCGGGTTGTAATGGGCACGCCCCACGCATAGCTCGTGTCGCTAGCTTCCCATCGAGATACCTGGCCATTCGCAACCGCGGCGCGCCGCGTCGCGTGCGTCGGATCGCGCATGTCGAAGCGTGAGACATCATCAACGTTCTCACGTCGACGCAATACCACGCAGCGACGCGCACTCCACATCCGCACGACGGCAACGAGCGACGCCGCAGACAATAACCACAGAATTATCAAAGCTGCGCGGCTAG